CCATGCAGGGATATGATTAAGGAAGCACTCAAGCTAATGATGGAAGGAACAGAAGATCAGGTAATCGATTACATTGATAGCTGCAGACTTCTATTCAGAACTCTTCCACCAGAGCAGATTGCATTCCCCCGAAGCGTCAGTGACGTTAAGAAGTATAAATCTTCATCCGACATCTACGTCAAGGGAACCCCCATCCACGCTAGAGGTGCGCTCTTATTCAATCATCACATCAAGAAGAACAACCTAGATAGAAAGTACTCCTTAATCAATAACGGAGAGAAGATCAAGTTCTGCTATCTCAAGGTACCCAACAAGATCGGAGAGAATGTAATCTCATTTATTTCAGAGTTCCCCACGGAACTAAACTTGGAGAAATACATCGACTACGATCTGCAGTTCAACAAGAGTTTCCTTGAGCCTCTAAAGATCATTCTCGATTCTATTGGTTGGAGTTTTGAGAAAAAGATCACCCTTGATTCATTTTTTGGATAAGAACATGAATAGCAAACATAACGCAGCTCTGGATTTATTCATCGAGTCCGTCATTAAGGCGGACTACGAACTACGTAACGACGCACGTGCAAACGACTGTTTAGCTGAATTGCTCAATATTCGTGAAGATGTGCTAGAATACCTTTATACAATTAGAAGGAGAAAAGATGGCTCCGTCTCGCTCGCTCTGAATGAGACCCAGCCAAATTGACTTTTGGTACTTTTGTTTTAACTAGTAATTATGGATTTTCTAAAGGACATTGTAAATGAGATTGGTGGTGACTACACTAAAATTGCGTCAGAGATTGACGAAACAGAAACCTTTGTGGACACTGGTTCTTTCATCTTTAATGCTCTTGTATCTGGGTCTCTCTATGGTGGCGTATCTGGCGACAAGATTACTGCTATCGCTGGTGAGAGCAGCACGGGAAAAACTTTCTTCTCTCTTGCTGTCGTCAAGAACTTTCTTGATACTCATCCCGATGCATATTGCCTTTATTTTGATACTGAGGCGGCAATCAACAGAGGACTTCTTGAGTCACGCGGTATCGACCTTAACAGGGTGGCTGTCGTCAATGTCGTAACTATTGAAGAATTCCGTACCAAGGCACTAAAAGCAGTCGATCTTTATATGAAGAAGGCTGAGGATGAGCGCAAACCATGCATGTTTGTGCTAGACTCCTTGGGGATGCTTTCCACTAACAAGGAGATCGAAGACACGCTTAACGATAAGCAGGTCCGAGATATGACCAAATCACAGCTAATCAAGGGTGCTTTCCGCGTCCTTACGCTAAAGCTTGGTCAAGCTAAGATCCCAATGCTAGTTACTAACCATACCTACGATGTTATCGGTGCTTACGTTCCTACAAAGGAAATGGGTGGCGGTTCTGGTCTTAAGTATGCCGCATCTACTATCATTCATCTTTCCAAGAAGAAAGAGAAGGACGGTACTGCAATTGTTGGTAACATCATCAAAGCAAAGACTGCAAAGTCTCGTCTAAGCAAAGAGAATATGGACGTTGGTGTCCGTCTCTACTATGATGAGCGCGGTCTAGATCGTTATTACGGTCTACTTGAGTTGGGCGAATCTGGTGGTCTATGGAAGAACGTCGCAGGACGTTATGATATGGGCGATGGTAAGAAAGTATACGCGAAAGCGATACTTAAAGAACCAGAGAAATACTTCACTGATGATATCATGGAGAAGCTTGAAGTTATTGCAAATGGAACGTTTTCGTATGGCGCGTGATAAAGGATGCCCTATTAGGCACTTGATTGTAGAAGATAAGAAAGAGGTGTGGTTTGTGGGAAGTTTCACCGTTGCTATGGGTCTTAAAGTCATCATAGCAAAGTGGTTCCCCGGCTACACCGGCAAATTAGCATCTAGAGAGCACTTCGACGAACTTAAAGCACAGTATGGACAGGATTGAAAACCTAATTTTAAGATCACTCGTACACAACGAGAAATACTCACGTAAGGTTATTCCTTTCATTGAACCAGACTACTTCCATGACTCATCTGAGCGAGTCCTCTTTGAGGAGATCGCTCAGTACATGGTCAAGTACAACTCTCGACCATCTGTCGAGGCGTTGGGTATTGAGGTTGAGAATCGCAATAGCTTGACCGAGACTGAGGTCCAGGGGATTCGTGAGACTCTCCTTTCCTTTGAAGAAGTCACTGGTACTGACGACTGGATGCTCGACTCCACTGAGAAGTGGTGTAAGAAGCAGGCTATCTACAACGCTCTCATGGAGAGTATTGGTATTGCTAATGGAGACAGCAAGCAAAAGACTGAGGATGCTATTCCAAGCATCCTTTCTGATGCACTCGCAGTTTCCTTTGATAGCAACGTCGGACACGACTATCTAGAGAATGCTGAAGAAAGATATGAGTTCTATCACCGGAAGGAAGACAAGATTCCTTTTGATATTGAGCTATTGAATAAGATCACTAAGGGTGGATTGCCCAATAAGACACTTAATATCGCCCTTGCTGGTACTGGTGTTGGTAAGTCACTGTTTATGTGTCATTGTGCAGCATCAACCTTGATGCAAGGCAAGAATGTTCTATACATTACTTGCGAAATGGCTGAGGAAAAGATCGCTGAACGTATTGACGCCAATCTACTTAATGTAAATATCCAGAGTCTTACTGATCTACCCAAACAGATGTTTGAGACTAAGATTGGTAAGCTTGCTAAGAAGACACAGGGATCTCTTGTTATCAAGGAGTATCCTACTGCTCAGGCACACTCCGGTCACTTCAAGGCTCTTTTAAATGAACTTCAACTCAAGAAGAACTTCCGACCAGATATCATCTTCATTGACTATCTAAACATTTGTGCATCTAGCCGTATTAAGGCTGGTGCTAATGCTAACTCCTACACACTAGTTAAGAGTATTGCAGAAGAACTACGTGGTCTTGCTGTAGAGTTCAATCTACCTATCGTAAGCGCCACCCAGACGACCCGTAGTGGCTATGGAAACAGTGATGTTAATATCACTGATACCTCTGAGTCTTTCGGTCTTCCAGCTACCGCTGACCTTATGGTAGCGCTCATCTCAACTGAAGAGTTGGAAGAGCTAGGTCAAATCATGGTAAAACAGCTAAAGAATAGGTATAATGATCCCACCATCCACAAGCGTTTTGTTGTCGGTATTGACCGCGCCAAGATGCGCCTTTATGACTGCGAGCAGTCAGCTCAAGACGATATTATGGGAGGCAATAACGAGGAAGAGTTTGAAAGCTCAGACAGAAAAGAAAACACAAGAAAAGAGAAGTTTGCAAAACTGAACTTCTAATGCTACAATAGTCCCATCGCAACTAACTAAATTATGAGTCAAGTAGATTTCAACCGTTACCTTACTTTTGTTGACGGTGTAACCAGTGAAGCTTCCAAGAATACCGATGCATACGTCTATCGTGTACAAGAGCTAGCTGGCGAAGGCTGCGATATCCAACGTCTTACAACCGCTGCCGTAGGCATCTGTGCCGAGGGTGGTGAGTTCATGGAGATCGTTAAGAAGATTTCATTCCAAGGCAAGCCTTACAATGAAGATAATGTATATCATATGAAGCGTGAGCTAGGTGATATCATGTGGTACATGGCTCAGGCTTGTATCGCACTAGATGTGACATTTGAAGAACTGGTCGAAATGAACGTAGACAAGCTAGAAGCACGCTATCCTGGTGGAAGCTTCGACGTTCACCGTTCTGAAGTTCGTGCTGAGGGGGACATTTGACTATGAAACTTACACCAGAAGAAATATTGCACATTGAGACGAGGAGACTAACTCAAGAACTTTGGGAGTCCTTCACTCAAGAAAAGTGCCCTATGTCCTGGTATAAAGAAAATACACCTACCGTATCACCCTTTGTACGTCGTTACGAGGAGTATACGAGTCAATGAACTTCAATCTAGACATTGAGGATTACACAATCATCCTCAATGCCCTTCACTACTATAAGAAAGTTGAGAAGCGTGGGCACTTCCAACAATACGATGAATTGCGCATCAACGCACTTCGTGATAAACTAGCCCAACAACTTTGTAATCAGGAGGAAAACTGACTATGGCTCAACCAGATCCAATTACTTTAGAAGAATACAAGGACGTTGGTCCTGAGTTTTTTGAGAAGTATCACTATGTAAAGAATCAACTACCAGTTACAACTGAAGTAGATGATGTTCTAACAATCATGGAAACCTTGGCTGGGTTAGTTCTACTCAAGAGAGAAAAAGAAGAAGAAGAATCAGGATCCAATAACAATATGGGATTTCTAAAGTAATCTCATATATACTGTACACATTATTATTATTTGAAAGATGACCGAGCAACAGCAACAACTACAACAGCTAATCGCCCGCCGCGCCGCTGTAATTGAAGAAGTTAACCGTCTACGTGCCGAAGCACAATCCAAGACCGAGCTTGTAATCCGCCTAGAAGGCGCTATCGAGGGTCTCCAGCTAGTTGGTATCGAACTACCTGCTGAAGCCGCTCCTGAGCTTCCTGAGGTCCCTGCAGAGGCTCCTGCAGCCGAAGCACCTGCTGAAGAGGCTCCCGCAACCCGTCGTCGCAAGTCTGCAGCTAAGGCATGAGTATGATTGATGTAAGAGACATACCAGTTCATTACATCAATCTCGACACTGAAACCGGGAAAGATAAGATTACATACAATCTTCTTTCCCGGATGGGATTTAAAAACATCAATAGGTTTAGTGCTATTGTTCATGAAGATCCAAAGATTGGATGTGCTAGGTCTCACTACACTATCCTTCATGAAAATACTGGTCCATTGATCATAGTTGAAGACGATATAGTTTCCATGGATACTAATCGTTATTCGTTCGATGTGCCCAAGAATGCAGATGCTCTGTATCTTGGGTGTTCTCAATGGGGGAGATATTTAAACTTCTCTGGACCATTCACGCAATATAAGCGTATCAGCCCAGACATAGTTAGAATCTATAATATGTTATCTGGACATGCAATGTGTGTTCTGTCTGACGATTATAGAGTTCATCTATCTCGCATTGCACGTCATGCTGGTTTTGAGCATGGTTACCATATGGATGTTGGTTATGCTGAGACACAGAAGTTTTATAATGTTTTGTGTCTAGAGGCTCCCATGTTTGCTCAAAGGGGATACAATTACAAAGTTACATCTGGTAATATGACTGAGATGTGCAGTAATGTATCTACAGCAAAGCCTGAGTTTGATGTTGTGAAATACAACTTAACAATGCTGGATGGAGTTCGTGATCTCAACGGGGTCTGTAGCTTCTACGATCCTCGCTGGTGGGACTGATGTGTTGGATTTCTAACACGGTATCCCCCGTAACCACACTCCATCCCAGGATGCCCTATACTAACCTCATACAACGCAATCACCTGAAATGTCCAAGAAGCTACGCATGGATCTGATTGATCAATACTACGCACTATACCGCAGAAGGAATATTTCACGTGGGGGCGCTGACTTCCGCAAAGTTTACACTCAAATTAGTGAACTTTGGCTGGAGTTAACTGACGAAGAACGTAAAGCAGTAAACATTAGATTCCTCCAAGAAAATTTAGAAACACAATGACTAATAATATTGTAGCCGTAGACTATGCCCTCCTTCTAGGCGAGATGGAGGGAACCTACGCAAAGCTAAAAGTTTTAGGTACAATCGAAGAAGTTGAATACTTAGAGTCCTTAAAGAAGAAGTATTACAAGTTGTACTTCTCCACTCTCAAAAAAGAGCGAGACAGCATACTTGACTAACCAACCAAAGCCTGTTATACTTAACAGGTCATCACGACTCGCTAGCTCAGCTGGATAGAGCAACTGCCTTCTAAGCAGTCGGTCGTAGGTTCAAATCCTACGCGAGTCGCTACCGCCCTTGTAGCTCAGTGGTAGAGCAGGGATTTTGTAAGTCTCAGGTCGCAAGTTCAAATCTTGTCGAGGGCTTTCCGCCTTGAGTAAGCGGAACGGGGTTTCTATATTTCCTCGTTAACTGAACACCTACTCATCTTCGCCTTGAGTAAGCGGAGCGGGGTTTCTATAATTCCTCGTTAGCTGAGCAACCACTCACAAATGTGAATGGAAGCTGGTAGCGCTGCAGTACAGCTTCCTCATTCGCCAATTCCATACATACACAAGGAAAAGGAACGATATGAAACTATTTCTCGACACAGCAGACATTGAAGAAATCCGTGCTGCTCATGGAACTCGATTGATTGATGGGGTAACCACTAATCCCACACTTATTTTGCGTAGTGGTAGAACTCTCCCAGACGTTGCTAAGCAACTGGTTGATGAGTTCCCTAATTTTGAAAGTATCTCTACAGAGGTTGTTGCTGATAATGTGGCGGATATGGTAAATCAAGGACTGGCTTATAAAAGGCTGGGTTCTTCTATTACTATTAAACTACCATGCACAGTCGAAGGATTGAAGGCATGTAAAAATTTAAGCAACTCTGGAATTAAAACAAACGTCACACTAATCTTCAGTGCAGCACAAGCAATCCTAGCCGCCAAGGCAGGTGCAACTTATGTCTCTCCCTTTGTTGGTAGGGTGGATGATAATTCATTTGATGGTATTAAATTGATTGAAGAGATCAAAAACATCTACATGATGAATGGTGTAGAGACTCAGATCTTAGCTGCATCTGTACGCACAGTTCGTCAGGTAACAGATTCCTTCCTAGCTGGAGCGGATATTGTTACTCTGCCTAAAGCGACACTGGATAAAATGTACAAGCACATTCTTACCGATGCCGGTTTGGCTCAATTTGAAAAAGATTGGGCTCAGGTCCCCAAAACCTGATTTCTGTGCTATAATAAATAGAAGCAAGCGAGGGGGTTCCGCCCCCGCGTTGTTCTGATAACTTCTCCCGTTATGGGGGATTAGTTCAGAGGCAGAACGCCAGGTTCCGATCCTGGATGCCATCGGTTCGATTCCGATATTCTCCACTAAAGAAGTACCTACCTACCCACTTCTTTAACACAATGGAATGTAGCTCAGTTGGTAGAGCGGCGAGCTGTTAACTCGTTGGTCGCAGGTTCGAGCCCTGCCATTCCAGTTATCCTAATTTTATTATGGTAAACGCATTCTACGAGTCTGTTCTTTCCTCAGAAGTCGTTGGGGATCTTCAGTCTTATGCACATGGAGTGGAGTACACTCCTATAGTTCAGCAATACAACGGTGCGGTTTATCAATCAGTCAGTGCTCATCGCCCACCCAAGCATCACCGGGTAGAGAAGTATATCGTAGAAGCCTTCATGGCTTTCAATCATGCCCAGTTCAACTATGATCTATGGGGATCATTTGAGGTTCAGTTCCTCAAGTATTCTGAGGGTGGTAAGTATGATTGGCATTGTGATTATGGTATCTCAGAGACTGGATCTAGAAAGCTAAGTATGTCTGTTCAGCTAAGTCCTGTCTGGGATTATAATGGTGGTGAACTACTTATCAGAGATTGGCATAATAGAGAGCACCGGATTAGTAAAGAGATTGGTAATCTTGTTGTGTTTGATTCCCGTGCCCCACACAAAGTAGAGCCTATTGTTAATGGTGAGAGGTATGCTATTGTTGCATGGGCACATGGTCCAGAGCTTCGCTAAATAGTATACTGATACGACT